AATATATTGATAGAATTCGTCAATGGGCATTGGATTTTTTGGGCATCCAAATTCCGGCGCCCAATGAGGCCGTTGATAAAACTGAATTTGTATAAAAAAGATAAAATATGACATTTGAAAAACTCAAATTAGATAAATCAATGTTAATATTACATTGTTGGTGCGAAAAATGTGAAGGAACAGGCTGTGAAGAATGTGATTATAAGGGATATTTTGAGACAGAGATTGCTATAGAGGATTTTATAAATTATATTAAGCATTATTTAGTCTAAAAAATAATATTAACTCATTGATTTTATTGATTTTAGCTTATTTTGATAATTAAATTGTTATAAATATTGAAATTATGGGAAACTAAAAATATATCAAAAATTATGTCAAAGGATGATAAAATATGACGGCAACAAGTATGACGGCAACAAGAGCACAAGCATTGGAAATACTAAATTATGTATATCAATTGTTAATCAATAGACATACTCACAAAGAAATTATCCAATTGACACGTGACAGATATCCGCATTTATCACCACGGTCTGTAAGAGCTTATATTACAAAAGCCAATAGAATAATATCAGAAGAGGCGAAAATTGACCGTGAGACAGAATTAGGGAAGACACTTAACAGATTACATAAATTAGTATCGATGTGCGAAANGGAATGCCAAGAAAAAGGCATAACACCTGAAATGGTACGAACCATACTTGCAATTGAAAAAGAGATTGCAGAACTAAAAGGACTGAAAGAAATCAAACCATTTATTTCAACTGGAACAATGATTGTATATGAGATGACTCCATTATTTCAAAATAAAAATAATAATATAATAGAAAATGGAAATGATAATGCAATAGAAGATGGAAAAGATAACGAAAAAGATATATTGGAATGAATGGCAATGGAAATTTTTGACTTGCCCTGCAAAACATAGAGCGTATTTTGCAGAATTCAGAAGCGGTAAAACATTCATGGCTTGTATGGATTTATTAAGTTATTTNCATAAGTATCCGGGTTCAACAGCGGGCGTTATCCGCAATATTAATAGTGAGTTATGGACTTCTACAATTCATCAGTTCAAGGAGATTCATGATTGGGATTTAACCGGTGAAGCATTTAATAAGTCGCAAAAAATTTTATTATTTCATAATAATAGTAGAATTATATTTTTNGCTTTAGATAGACCGGATGACAAAAAAAAGTTGAAAAATGTGACGTTATCTTATGTAATGGGGGATCAAGCAGAAGAGATTGATCCGGAAATATTCGACATGGCAATTTCGAGACTCTCGCATGGGCGGGAAGACAAGGAAGTGAAATCTGTCTGGATTGGGAATCCGGAAGCGAAAGATTGGTATTGGGAAAAATTTTATNTNATACCAATGGAAAGATATACTGGCACATGGACAAGAGGTGGTGAAACAGTAACAAGAGATTATGGTATATATCGTGGGATCAATAATAATTGGATAGGATTCTGGCCACCTCCATTCCTTAATGAACACAATATCGCTCCCGGTTATTATGATGATCAGATTTCAACGCATTCCAAGTTCTGGAATGCGAAATATATGTGGGCATTGCCAATTGGGATTGGTGGATTAGTCCATCCAGAATATAATGAGCACAGACATATAATCTCCCATAATAATTATTTTTTACCACAGGGTGAGGAATGGATACGTATTGATGCTATGGATTATGGCATTGCCAATCCTACAGTATGGCTATTCATGGCTTACTCAAGGCGGACCGGGGAAATCGTAATATTTGACGAATATTATCAGGAAGGAATGACAATATCACATCATGCTAAAAGAATACAAGAGTTATACAAAGAATATAGTTATCCAAAGGCAATTATTGCTTGCCCAAGAGCGTTCCAGTCGGAACGTGATGGTCTCACTCCTGCGGATGAGTATCGCAGACAATATGGGCTTAATCTGCAAGGTTATAATATAGGCATTGAGACAAGAGCGGAGATATGTAATAGATTGTTACGAATTGACAAAATTAAAATATTCGAACGTTGTAAAAATTTGAGAAGGCAAATTGAATCAATTACTTGGAAAAAGATAGAGCAAGCAGAAAATCATGCGCTGGAAGCATTTCAGCGGGGCGTTGCATGGATTGATGAGCATATAATTTCAAGGGGAACTTTTTCATTGGAAAAAGACTCCAAGGAAGAGAGAGAGGATGTCAAGTACAAACCATTTACGGCTAATTTATTGGAAAAAGAATTTTAAAAAGTACTTGACAACGAAAGTATAAATTATTATATTGGGGCAAAATGGAAAAAGAAAGATTAAATGAAATTGGTGCTGTAGGTACTGAAATCTACAGCGGACAAATTGTAAATGAAGAATATAATACTGATCTTGCGGATGCAAAAGCGATAGAAGTATATCGCAAAATGCCCTTGAAAGATGCGAAAATAAAGGGCGTACTAAATGCAATTAACCTTGCCGTACGATCTGCAATATGGACAATTGAGCCCGCCTCTGATGATCCCAAACATGTTGAGCAGGCAAAATTTATCGAGCAGAATATATTAGCAAATCCAAATTTTACTTGGGACTTCTTCCTTTCGCATGCTTTGAAATATCTACAGTATGGATTTTATATATTCGAAAAAGTATATGAATATAGAGATGGGAAATATTGGTTGAAAAAACTTGCACCAAGAAAGCCAAATACAATTATCGGGTGGTATCAAAACCCAGACGGATCGCTCAAAGAGATTGAACAATTAGCATATTTTCCGGATGGAACGTATAAAACAGTTCGTATACCAAATAATAAATTACTTATATTCACAAATGAACGAGAAGGTAATAATTGGAGAGGCGTATCAATATTACGACCATTATATAGAGCTTATTATGCTAAAGATACTCTCATAAAGATTGCTCTATTAAAGCATGATAAACAAGGGCTTGGTATTCCGATTATTAAATTACCACAAATTAATGTTACTGAAAATGACGAAGATAAAGCAGTAGAAGTCGGAGAAACTTTCCGGGCCCATAGTAAGGGATATGTAATATTACCGCATGGTTTCGAATTCGAGATTCTCGATATGAAAGCTTCTCAAACATCTGATCTTGAATCCACGATCAAATATTTTGATCAAGAAATGTCAACCGCCTTACTCCAACAATTTTTCGATCTCGGGAAAACTGAGACAGGATCAAGGGCGCTTGGGAAAACACTGAAAGATCAATTTCTTCAGTCATTATTAGCAATTACGAAAGAAATCGAAAATACAATTAATACAGGCCATGAAAATAGAAAACTCATTCAGGAATTAATCGATTGGAATTTCGGGATGCCCGAAAATAATGCATACCCTAAATTACGTGGATCTTATATTGAAGATATTAACTTAACTGAAATAGCCAATAGCATAAATGTACTTGTTAATTCCGGTGCACTAAAATTGAATGAAGAAGACGAAAAAATAATCCGCAAATGGCTTGAATTACCGGAAGTGCAAAAAAAAGAAATTGAGGAACAGCCACAAAAAGAGGAAGAAGAGAAAAAAGAAGAAAGAGAAGAAATAAAATCAAAAGAAAATATATGCAAATGCTTATCGGAAAAAAATAAAGCAGAAGAGCTAATCGAATATTGGCGGCCATTGACAGATTTAGAAAATCTAATCGGATTGAGAGATATTGATAAGAAAATTCGTGAATTCCGGAATAAAATGGCAGAGATTGCATTACAACATCGTGCAGAATTTATTAAGTTGTTAACTGATAGAGGAATGCGAATATTGGCAAAGACAGGCGGGATCGATGCGATAATGGCGGAAATAAGAAGGANGAGTATTGTTACCAAAAAACTTGAAGAAGAACTTGCCCAAATTGCAATGGAATTGGCAAAATATTCGAAGGAAGAGTTACAGCGAGAACTGAAATTGCAAGGATTGAAATTGGCCGACACACCAAAACCGATCATAGAAGATGAAGGAGAAATCCAGAGAGCAATCAAAAGGATCATTGAGACAAAAATCAAAGCAATGATACGATTGTTGGAGGATGAATGGGAAGATGAGATATTATCGCAGAAATTACTTAATATGGTAAATACGCAGAGATTACAAGATCGATTAAGCNGGTTGTCGGAAAAGAGTGTGCGAAATGCTATGGCCGAAGCTACGAATAAAATATTCGGGCTCGCAAGAAATGCGGAAGCAATGAAACACAAGGAACAAATTGAAATTGTAATACGTTCTGAAGTTATGGACGAAAAAACATGTGGTCCTTGTAAGCAAGTGGATGGATTAGAATTTTCACTTGATTCGCCGGAAGCAGATTNATTCCTCGCAGGTCCTTATGTTGATTGTGATGGCGGAGATAATTGTAGAGGAATTAATATTTTCGAAATATCAAAAGAAAAATAATAATTAACAAAGGAGGAAATATATGCCATATCCTAATGAACATGCTTGTAGATTAGTTGACCCAGACAAACTGAAAATTGTCGGGTCAGAAGAGAGGGAACACGAGGGGAAGAAATATCGGATTATCTTCGGCTTGCCAAAATCTGGTGAGGGTGGAAGTGTAGAACAAGCTTATAGATATCCGAAGGACATATGGTCAAAAGAACAAGCNGAAAAACATTGTAAGGATCATAACGGTGAATTTGAGCCAGCGAGAGAGACGGAAGAAAAAGAGACAAGAGAAACATCTGTATATATACGATTAAATGAAATGGAAAATGATAATAAATTAGTTGAAGTTAAAATATTATATCCAGACGAATTTCACCACAAAGCATATGGAAAATTCNGAGTTACGAAAAAAGATTTAGAAAATGCGGTGAAAAATTTCAATGCTGGAATTGGCGCAGTAAAAGATTCCGANAGTTGGGTATTGCCCGGGACTTATGAACATCCAATGTCTGGGATCTCTGATCCGGAAATGACCAAAGCAAGCGGTTGGATCCGGGAGCTCATTTTGAAAGAAGACGGTTTATATGCAAAAATTGAATTTACAAATAAAGCAAAGGAATATATTAAAAATAAAGAATTTAAGTTCATCTCTCCGGTATTCGAAGAAAACTTCATTGACGAACAAGGACAAGAACATGGATTCACNNTGCGTGGATTTGGTTTGACAAATTGGCCATTCNTGAAGANGGGTCAAGTTGCAATAGCTCTAAACGAAAATTATTATATTAAAATTAACGAAACAAAGGAGGAAAAGCAAATGCAAGATCAAAAGCAAGAAATCACTGATGAGCTCAAAAAATTAACGGACGAATTGAGCGAAAAAGTGAAACGTCTCGAAGAACTTGAGACGGAAAACAAGAAATTGAAAGAAGAGATCGAAAAATTAACTCCCAAGAATGGGGAAGTGAAAATTACAGTGGACGAATTGAACGCATTGAAAAAGGGTGCAGAGGCCGGGATTGAAGCGCAAAAGAAACTTGCGTTGATGGAAGCCGAAGCACTTGTAGACGATGCGATCAAAGCGAGGAAAATCTTGCCCTCTCAAAAGGCACAAATGGTGCAGATGGCATTGTCTGACCGGAAGTGGTTTGAAGAATTTTTGAAAAATACTCCACCGCTTCCAATTGAACTCGGTGAGAAGGGCACAGATGGGGATGCAGTTGATNCATCCGAAAAGCTCGTNAAATTAATCGAGAAATATGCTGCGGAAAAGAATATTAGTTTCATAGAAGCAAAAAGACGGATGAAAAGTGAAAATCCCGATCTATTCAAAAATTATGAATAAATTAATAATAAATAGGAGGTAATAAATTATGAGTCAAGTTCCAAAAGAAATAAAGGACTTTGTGGCCACGTTTCGAACTCAGTCGGATCTATCTGCTAAAAAATATTATCTTGGCAGATTGTCAAGTGGCTTAATTGTAGTTGGTGCGGCATCAAAAGGCGGTAAAGTTGATGGTGTCATCCTTGACAAAGTGTATGCAACCGACACAAGCGAGAAAGATGTGACATTGCAGATTGGTGGTATTGCTCGTGTAAAAGCCGGTGGTAATATCTCCGCTGGTGATACACTTATTGCAGATACTAATGGTACTGTAGTTGTTCCTACAGGCGCCGGTCAATTTGTCGTGGGCATTGCTCTTGAGGATGGTGTAAGTGGTGATATTATTTCCGTACGGTTAATATTAGCTCCAACTGCTACAGCATAGTGTAAATTATAAAATAATAAAAGGAGGTTAAATATGTCTCTCTCAAGATATGAATTACAACAAGTTGATCAATATTTNACCAANCTCTCGATTGAATACATGAATCGAGAGGGATCATATATTGCGTCAAAAGCTTTACCTGTAATTAATACGGAAGGTAAAGTTTCTGGACGATTCAGGAAATTTAAGAAAGGCAATATGTTCCGGGATTATTATGGTTATGATACAAGAGGCCCACTTGCCAAATCGAGCAAAGTCAATGTCGAAATGGATACTGATGGAACATTCNANTGTACCAGATACGCACTGCATGATGGGATCGATGATCGAGACAGAGATGAATTCTTGTCGCAAGGACTCGATCTTACAGAATATGCTGTGCGGATCGTGACGGATGCACTATTGCTTGGTCGAGAGCACAGGGCGGCTGCGTTGCTTACAAGTACATCTGTACTTACTAATTATACCACATTGACAACAGCTAATCAGTGGGATAATTATACAAGTGAGGACTCTGATCCATTTGAAGATGTTGAGACGATGCGCAATAGCATCCATGCCAAGACTGGATGCGAGATGAATGTTNTTATTATTGGTCGACAAGTATATAATAAATTAAAGCATCATCCACTTGTTGTTGACAGAATCAAATATACGATGAATGTGAAAGAAGGTAAGATTACTCCGGAATTGTTGGCAGCCGCATTCGACGTGGAAGAAGTGCTCATCGGGAATCCTCTTTATGTAACAACCAAAGAGGGCCAAAGTGTGACGCTGGGTTATATCTGGGGCAAGAATGTAATTGGATTGTACAGAGATCCGGCACCGACTAATCGAAGTCGGACACTCGGAGCAATCTTCTCCCGATATGGCACGGATGCTGTGCAGATCCGCAAGTGGTACGATGAGGCCGCAACTGGGACATTCGTCGAGGGCACAATTGATGAGGATATCCAANTCATTGATCCTAACTGTGGATATTTGCTCACATCTGTAGTTTCATAATTAATTAGGGCGGATATGTAATATTGCATATCTGCCCTAATTTAGCTTATAACTTATGGAGGCTCATATGAAGTATAAAGCATTGAAAAATCTGAAACTTGCAAAAGGAAAAATTGTATTGGCTGGAATGATCTTCGATATGCCGGTCAATGAAGAATTAGAACAAGCTGGATTGATTGTAAGATTAGAACAAGATCAAAAAAAGAAGGAGAATAAAGATGAGAAATAAATTAATTATTTTATTTGTGCTATTAAGTAGTATATTATTCGCACAGAATATACAAATTGTGCGAAGGCCATTGTATGTATTGCCCGGGAAGATTGTTGGGAAAAATGGAGAATATGTATTGATTGGTGTAACAGATGGAGTCTTCAAACTTATCCGTGACGATGCTGGAGTTGTGAAATTAGTAAGTGCTGATAATGATACGACAGCTGGATTATCAATTAGGGCTGGTGGAAATGGAACATTATATATTGGTGATGGAGATTCGCCNGTAATATTATATGGAACAGGAATTACTTATACTGGACATACGATTACAGCGGTTGATACGATCTGTACTCCCTCTGGAGTACCCCGATGGGCGGAGATTATAATTGATGGAGCGAAATATTACTGCAAAACAGATACAACATCATGGTAATATAAGATGTATCCATATTGCACAATTGAGGATGTAGAGATCATATTGTTACAAGGAGCGCAGGGTGGGATGGTATATACTGACGATACCAGACCCACCCGCTCNCAAGTGCGAGAGATAATCGACAGGATATCTGCATCATTGCGCAGTATTGTAAGTGATGCTGGATATGATGTGGACAATCTGCATGNAGTAAGTACAACAGCTTCCCAAGCAATTACTGCTGGTTCAGATGTTGATGTGGATGTCGGAGATAGTTCTGGTTTTTCAGTTGGAGATACTGTCAAGTTAGAGGGATTGGATAACGGTATTCGAGTTTATGAATTTTGTAAAATTAAAAATATTAGCAATAATATAATAANATTAGATAATGTTGATAATGATTATGATATAGGTTGTAAAATTATAAAAGTAAATACGGCATTAAAGATATTAAGAGATATATGCATGAAAGGTGCAGCCGCAGAAGTAGATCAAATTTCATTCATGGGGATTTCCCCAGTCAAACCTGAAAGAGCGAAAGAATTGTGGGCGCAATATTGGGGCTCTGAAAATATGCCATGCGGAATATGGGCAATCCGTAATATTGCAAATTACCTTGAAGGAGCGACAAGGACAACTAAATCAGTTAAGAAGATAAGTATATCAAGTTACGGTTCGGAAAATCCAGATGATATTAACGAATGGATAACAATAGATAAGGAGTTCTGAGGTAATGTATATTGCAATTTCATTTCCAAACACTAAAACATGGATATCGGATATGCACCGTGTGGCAAGACGATTATCGCTTGCTACAATGGATATTGCTGGTAGGCAAGTAATACAAGACTCATACGAGACGGCCGAGAAATTATTTGCCACCGAGGGTGGGAGTGGTTATCATGGACACTGGGCAGAATTATCGCCAAATTATAAAATTTGGAAAGAAAAACATGGAAAAACGAATATAATGGTATTGACAGGAGCGTTAAAAGAATCATTAATAAAACAGACAAAAGATTCAATCGCATCTGTATATAGACAAGGTAATGTATGGCATATCAAGTGGGGGACAACAGTGACGTCCCCCACTGGATTCGACTATCCTCTGTACCATCAGATGGGAGGTGATGTAAAAAGAAAAGTGCCGGCAAGAAGAACAATCGATCCAAAGCGTGAAGATATACATAGATGGATGCAGATAATACAACGACAGCTTGTTGATTCATTAGAAAAATATGAAAAACCATTCGACCGTGTGAGACTTGAACGGCCTGCATGGATTGATAGAGGGGATTATAGTAATGTTGGGAGGAGATAATGGGCTGGCTTGCAGGATGGGGCGCACGGAAGACAATTACACTGCCTGCAATTGCTTCACAGCAGACCAATATCAATGTATATGTTTCCGTATCATATTCTCCACTGATGAAATCAGATTTTTCTGATATTCGTTTTACANATGAAGATGGAACAACTTTATTATATCATTGGAAAGAGACTTATATTGCAAATACATCAGCATTGTTTATTTTGAAAATTCCTACATATCCTGCATCTGGAAAAACAATCCAAATGTATTTTTCCAATCCATCAGCATCTGATGCTTCTGATGGGCTTAATACATTCCCCTTATTTGATGATTTTGCAACATTAGATTTAACTAAATGGCAAATATTAGG